TTATCATATATTTATATAGTGAATAGGGTGTTCACTAGGTATTCACTAGTGTTCACTCTTAAAAAATCCCATCTAAATTATATTTTTCCACCTATGCCTGTATAAAAAACAAGCAGTCAAATTTCACCTGCTCAACGTATCCTAACGTAGCTAAACTATTAATTTTTAAGCAATTTACTTCCTGTTTTTTGTGTATATATTGTTCTATGGGCTTTTTATAAGCCGTCTTAATTAAGATGATTTTAAAAGGATTAACTATGTTTAAAAAACTGTTAGAACTACGCCAACAAAAAGCGGAAAAAGTCGCAGCAATGCGCGCTATGTTAGACAAGGCGGAACAAGAAAATCGCTCATTAAATGATGCTGAAAACGTTGACTTTGAAAAGTTGAAAGATTTGGTTAAACAATTGAGCGATGAAATCGCCCGTTATGAAACGGTGGCCGATGAAGAACGTAACATTGCCGACAAAGGCAAACCGGTAGAAACACGCGGTAAAACCTTCAGCAATGACGAACTACGCCACTACATTAAAACGGGTGAATTACGAAATCTTTCCACCACCGGTCAAGAAGATGGCGGTTATACCGTGATCCCACAATTGGATAAAGACGTAATGAAACGCTTAACCGATGATAGCGTGATGCGTCAAATTTGTAACGTGGTCCGCTTGCCGGTTGGTGCGAAAGAATACAAAAAACTTGTTTCCGCTGGTGGTGCAGTAGTAGCCCATGGTGAGGAAGGTCAAGCCCGCAATGGTACCGCCACACCGAAACTCCATGAAGTCACTATTGCGTTAAACCCTATCTATGCCTATCCGAAAACTACTCAAGAAATTTTGGACTTCTCCAGCATTGATGTTTTAGGTTGGTTGACTGATGAAATTACCGAAAGCTTCACCGAAACCGAAGAAACCGACTTAACCGGCGGTGACGGCACGAAGAAATCAAAAGGCTTCTTGTCCTATGAACGTTCTACCGAAGCGGACAAAGTACGCGCCTTTGGTAAGTTACAAAAATTAGAAGTTGCCGGTGCCGACAAAATCACCGCTGATACGCTAATTGATTTGTTCTACACCTTACACAGCAAATACCGTAAAAATGCCGTTTGGGTGATGTCTTCCACAATTGCGGCGGCATTACAAAAACTCAAAAACAAAAACGGCGATTTTATTTGGCGTGATGGTTTAACCGTAGATGCGCCTTCTACCCTTTTAGGTCGTCCGGTTTACTTCCTTGAAACTATGCCGGCAAGTGGTGCCAATAAACCGGTAGTTGCCTTTGGTGACTTCAAACGCGGTTACTTCATTGTAGATCATGAAACCGGCGTAAGAACCCGCCCTGATAACATTACCGAACCGGGCTTCTATAAAGTCCATACCGATAAATATCTTGGTGATGGCGTGGTAGATAGTAACGCAATCAAGTTCATTGAAGTTACGGCTTAATCGTCAAATTCCAACGGGGGCAATTAAGCCCCCTTTTTGTTAAAAGGGAAAGTATGAATAAAGAATTTGAAATCCGCTCATCCGAAATCGCCGCAGACAGCGAGAATAAAAAACTGGTTGGCTATGTGGTGAAGTGGGACAGCCCTTCTGAAGTGCTTTATTGCGATTTTGTAGAACAATTCAGTGCGAATGCGTTTAGTGAAAGTTTAAGCAGCGGTGCCGATGTACGGGCATTATTTGAACACGATCATTCCAAACTATTAGGGCGTACCCGCGCGGGAACCTTAAAACTGGAAGAAGACGCAATAGGTTTACGTTTTGAATTAATGCCACCTGATACCACCTTAGGGCGTGATTTGTTGGTAAGTGTTGAACGCGGCGATATTAGCGGGATGTCTTTCGGCTTTTGGGCTAAAGAAGAAACATGGAATTTTGATGTAGAGCCTTGTCAACGCACAGTGGCCAAAGCGGAATTATTTGAAATCACCGTTACCAGCATTCCTGCCTATCCTGAAAGTAGCGTTGAGATTGCCAAACGCTCAATGGCAACCGCGAAGGGAAAAACGCAAGGAAAATCCACCGCACTTTTGAAACAATGGCTCGATGTGGTGGAGGCGTAATATGTGGAACCCATTCAGACGAAAAGAACAACGCAGCTCACCGATGGCAATTAATGAACTGCTTTCTTATCTTGGTGTATCAAATACCGGCGCAGGGGAATTTGTCAGCCCGAACACGGCGGAAAGTTTACCGGCGGTGATGAGTGCTGTTACCGTTATTTCAGAAGCGGTGGCCAGTATGCCTTGTTATTTGTATCAACTTAAAGACGATGGCCGCGAGCGCGTTTATCGTCACCCGGTGGACTATCTCTTAAACGAGATGCCAAACCGTAGCCAAACACCGTATCAATTTAAATACACCATGATGCGTCACTGCCTATTAAACGGTAACGCTTATGCGGTGATTGAATGGAACAACAAAGGCGAACCAATCAGCCTTACCCCGTATGAACCAAGTGCGGTCAATATCTATCGCAAAGTTGGCGGTGAGTATATCTATCAAATTACCGACTTAGACGGCAATACCAAAAACTATCTTCAAGATGAAATCCTACATTTACGCCATTCTTCCCTTGATGGCTTTATGGGACGTTCACCAATTACGATTTGCCGTGAAACCGTGGGCTTAGGCATTGCTCAACAGAAACACGGATCGGCAGTGATGAAAAATGGCTTAATGGCGAGTGGATTAATTACTACCGCCGAATGGTTGGATGATGCCAAAGCACAAAAAGCGGTAAAAGCCCTTGAACGTTATAAGGGGGCAAAGAACGCTGGGAAAACACCAATCCTCGAAGGCTCAATGGAATATAAACAGTTAGGCATGACAAACCAAGATGCGGAATGGTTAGCAAGCCGTACGTTCACAATTTCCGATATTGCCAGAATCTACAACATTAGCCCGATTTTCCTTCAAGACTATTCCAATAGCAGTTATTCAAACTTTAGTGAAGCCAGTCGAGCCTTTTTATCGCAAACCTTGCGCCCTTGGCTAACTAATTTTGAACAGCAGCTAAAAGATGCCTTGATGATTGATTTAGGTAGCAACAGCAAGAAACGTTACTTAATTGAATTTGATACAAGCGACTTATTGCGCACAAGTCAAAGCGAGCGTTTCAAGAGTTACGATGTGGCAATTAAAGCCGGTGTAATGTGCCCGAATGAAGTCCGCCGCCGTGAAGGTTTACCGCCTTATGAGGGTGGAGAAGAATTTAGCCAAGCATGGAAACAAACCGTAGAAGTAAAACGCGGTGATGAACAAGAACCGGGGGTAAGCAATGGCAATCATGATTAAGGCCGGAAAGTATAACAAGGTGATTAGCCTACAAAAGCAAGTGAACGAACAGAACGACTACGGCGGTATTGTGAGTAAATGGAAAACCGTTGCCAATATCCGGGCGGCGGTTGAACCATTACAAGGTAGAGAGTTCTTCTCCGGTGCGGTGCCATTAAATGAAAATACGGTGCGCATTCGCATACGTTACGGAACTAATGTTGATAACACTATGCGCGTGAAATATGGGAACCGTTCGCTAGAGATAATCAACATTATTGATAGTAAAGAAGCACACAAAGAACTACAGCTTATCTGTAAGGAGTTGACCGGCAATGGTGGAAATTAATTTAACGATTGATGAAATCAAAGCGCACTTAAATCTCGATCATGATTTAGATGATGAGTTACTGGAAGCCTATAAGGTGGCCACATTGGAAGTATGCCAAAAACATATTGGCAAAACCTTTGGGGAAGAAGAAACGGAAAAGACCATACCTTTTACCCCGGCGATTAAGATTGGTTGTTTAATGTATATTGCCTATCTCTACACTAACCGCGAAGCCGTCACAGACTTAGCCAACCTTAAACCGGCACCTATGACGATTTCCGCATTGTGGGAAGTGTATAGAGAACCATGCGCTTACTAAGGATTTAGTAACCGATGCCATACCAATCATTAAGACGTTGTAGCTATCCCGGATGTAGAAACAAAGTAAAGTCCGGTAGATGTGAGGAGCATAAACCCAAGGACAACCGCCCAAACAGTAGCGCACGCGGTTACGACCACAAGTGGAGCAAATACCGCGCACAATACTTAAAGCATCATCCCCTTTGTGTGATGTGCTTAGAGCAAGGCAAATATACTCCGGCAACAGTGATAGACCATATCAAGCCGGTAGAGAACGGGCAAGCCGATCCGTTGTTTTGGGTAGCAAGCAATCATCAGCCTTTATGTCGTGATTGTCACAGCTATAAAACACGAGTGATAGACCAACGCGGATTTGGTGCGAAGAAGTAAGCCGTGGTCATTATGACCATACCTGAGCTAACCAATCCAATTTTGGATTAGTCGAAATTTTGAACAAAATCCAACTTTGGACTTTGCTTTAAATTAAACGATTACAAAAAGACAATTTGAAGAGGTGGGGGAGTTTTTGAAAGAAAGTGGCAACCCTACGGAACCGCCCGCCCACTCAAATTTTTAAGCAAAGTGATTTTTTAGAAAATAAGGAAAGTGAATGAGCAAGCGAAAAAGTTATAAAACGCCTGATTTCTTGGATGATATTGCTAAAAGCCAATGGAAAGCGCGTATTAAACAACTTTCAGAACGTGGCGATATTAAGCCGGAAGATTTAACAAACCTTGAAATTTATTGCGAAAACTACGCAATTTGGCGGCATTCCGTGGCAGATTTAGCCAAAAATGGCTTCATTATCGTAAATAGCCAAGGCACACAATCAAGAAACCCGGCATTATCCGCGAAAGCAGATGCCGAAAAAGTCATGATCAAGATGTCTTCCCTGTTAGGCTTCGATCCAGTAAGTCGCCGTAAAAATCCAGTAGAAACGGACGTTACTGATATGTTGGATGAAATCCTCACAATGTAGGCGAAAAATGGAAACCTGGCACGAATACGCGAAGAAAGTTCAATCAGGTGAAATAGTGGCTTGTCGTAAGATAAAACAAGCCGTAGCGCGTTATTTTGACGATTTAGCGAACCCCGCTTATTTCTTTGATGAAAGTGCGGTAAATAAATTCTTAGCATTCTCCCTCCTATGCCCGCACGTTAAAGGGCATTTACGCGGGCAACCAATCGAGCTTTCAGACTGGCAGACGTTTCTATTCGCCAATCTGTTAGGCTTTAAGCGCACCAATACCGGCTTGAGAAAATATCGTTCCGCTTATATCCAAGTGGCGCGAAAAAATGCCAAGTCCACCGTGGCCGCCGTGTTGGCTAATTGGTTCCTACTGATGGAATCAGGCCAACAAGATATTTACACTGCAGCAGTAAGCCGAGACCAAGCCCGCATTGTGTTTGATGATGCGCGCCAAATGTGCTTGCTTTCCCCGCCTTTGCGCAAACGGCTCAATATTCAGCAGCATAAACTGATTAATCCGAAATCAAATAGCTTAATGCGCCCATTAGCGGCTAAATCCTCAACCATTGAGGGAACTAACCCAAGTCTCGCCATTGTGGACGAATACCACCTACACACTGATAACAGCGTTTACAGCGCATTAGAACTAGGGCAAGGCGCACGCCCGGAAGGTTTACTGTTTGCCATTACTACAGCGGGAAGTAACGTTATTTCCGCTTGTAAGCAGCACTATGATTACTGCGCGCAAATACTGGAAGGCAACGAACAAAACGACAGCTTATTTGTGCTGATTTTTGAATTGGACGAAGAAAGCGAAATTGATAATCCGGAAAACTGGGTAAAAGCCAATCCGAATATCGGTAAATCCATTCCTTACCTTGATTTTGAAAACACGATCAAGAAAGCCCGAGGGATTCCTTCCGAGTGGGTGGAAATGCTTACCAAGCGTTTTAATGTTTGGTGCCAAGGAACAACGCCATGGCTAGGTGAAGGCAATTGGGCGCAGTGCGCACGAGATTACACGGAAAGCGACTTACTTCACCAAGATTGCTATTTAGGCTTGGATTTATCTAGCACCAACGACCTAACAAGCCTTTGTTACACCTTCCCTCAAGGGAAAAAAGTGCGGTTGATTACCCGGCATTATATTCCTGAATTTCAGCTTAATAATGTGGCTAACAAGAACCGGGCAATCTATCGAAACTGGGTGCGCCAAGGGTGGCTAATTGCCACAGAGGGCGACTGTATCGACTATGACAAAATCCGCGATGATATTTTGAAAGATGCGGAAAACTTCAATATCAAAATGATCGGCTTTGATGTTTGGAACGCCACGCATTTAAGAACGCAATTACAGGCAGCAGGCTTAGAGGTAGAACCGTTCCCACAAACCTATCAACGATTTAGCCCGGTGGCCAAAAGTGCGGAAGTGTTGATAAATCGCCAAGTGATAGAACACCACGGCGATCCGGTACTTTCGTGGGCATTATCCAATGTTGTGATGGAAACCGATGCGAACGCCAACATAAAACCGAACAAGAAAAAGGCCGCAAACAAAATCGATCCGGCAGTAGCTTTCTTGATGTCATTCGGTACTTATCAACTTGAATATGGCGATCTGATTTTTGAGTTATCGGAAGAACACAAACAGGCACTAGAACAATTTAATGGTATTGATTTATGAGATGTAAAAAAATCCCTACGCTTCACAACGTGGGGATTTTTATTTAATAAGGAAAATACAGCCCAAGCCATCATTGACAGTATTTAAATATAAGCCCCCGAACTGCGGAAGCACCTACTACAAACCGTTTCCAATATGTAGCGCATTAATTATAACGCAGAATAAATAATCCTAAAACAGCCGTAGCTTAACGGGGCTTAACGATTGTTTGCCTATTCCCAAATCTAATGCTAGAATCAGCACAACTCTATTCATATATACAAATTCTAACCATAAACATTATGGAACACTTTTATAATTGTATTAGTAGCGTTTTTACTAAGTTAGCTGAAAAACCGTTACAGTCAATGTTTTCTTTAATTTTACTTTTAATTTTTGCTCAATCTAGCCAAGAGCAAAAAGATCAGATTCTACAGGTGATATTGGAGTATATACAAGAACCCACAAAAAGTTACATGGCATATATTATATTAGTTGGGTTATTGCTTGCCAGCGTAGCTTGTAATGTTCGTTTATACATCAAACTAAAGATAACGGAGGACAAAGATGGATAATCTACTACTAACATTTTTATCTATACTATGCGTTGTTTTCCTTATTGAATGGGTATATAAAAAAATTATCTTACCTCTCATAATCTATAAGTATCAGAAAAAACATTCAGCTATACAGAAACAGTTATCAGCTATTTTAGTTGAAAAAGATGTTGATGTTAAAGCTAAAGAGGTATTGGAAAAACTACTAAGATCTCATTTTAGTAGAATAGCTCTTGATAATATAAAAATTCGTTGGAAATTTATACGATATATCAATTCCAATGAAGAAGCTAGATTTGCTTATAGAAAAAATATTGATGAAAACCAGAATATTCTTGAAAATGCAACCTTAAATGAGTTTCATAATATTTTTGATTCGTCAGCAAATATTGTTCACGCAGCTTTTATATTTAATAGTCTACTAGATATTATTATAATGGTGTTCTTTCTTATTTTTACTATTCCAATTTTATTGGCTCTTGGATTATTAGGAAAAGTCCCTAAAATATTTAAACCTTTATTTAATATAAATAAGCCGGATTTATCTACTATAGATTCTAAACGTGCTTAATCAATCAAAACACGCCTATATTGTTTGATATTGGCGTGTTTTTTTTCAGAAATAATTCAACGCACCTAGGCTGATCCCCGAAAGTAAGAAGCCTTATCTTGTTGGTGCGTTCCTATCATAAGGACAAATGCGAAAGGGGCATTTATGTCGAATCAAAAGTTCTTGCCTAAAAAGGCATATTCAATCACTGATGCGGTAAAATATATCTCATTGAACTACAATATTAATATTTCAGAATACGATTTATTAGAATATATTCAATCAGGTGATTTACAAGCTTCAATTCATCTTGAAGGGCGAATTAATAAGATAGATAGCGTAAATAAACGGGAAATTCCACATAATAAAACGCTAAATATTAGAAATGAAGAAATATTTTTACAATTTAGCCAAGGGGAAACAAAGTCAGAAATAGAACACAACGAAAACTTTGAAATTTACAGAATAAAACTAAATAACATTTATTTTAGTATTGATGTTATATTAAATGATGCCTACTACCTCCCTGACTACTTTTCTAAAAATGATGAAATAAAGCTTTATACCGGAGAATTAGACCGTTTTAGAAATCTTGTTTTTAATGGTTATTTTCCTCTCTCTAAGGAAGTATTCGAACCATACAATACCCTAGAGCTAATAGAGCGTGGTTATATAGAGGAATTCCCTGATATTTATGTAAACACCTTTTCTGGGCTTTATCTTCATTTGCCTATTTACGAAAACAGAACAGAGCTTTATTTAGATGATATTTATATTATTCACGAGGATATGATCTCATTTTTGAAATTATTTTCCGTAATTGATGAAAGTTATGAACAGCAAGAAGAAATTCAGAAACTTAAAAATCAAATTAGTGATAAAAATAAACAAATTGAAGAATTCCAAAAAGAGATAGGGGAAAGTAGTAGAGAAATTTCTGGAAAATCTGAAACTTCTTACTTAAATCTTATACAAGCCTTAAAAGAACTTTGTTTGTCTGAAAATAGCTTTGGCAACCAAGAAGAATTAATAGTTTATATTAGTGAACAATATCAAGGTTATACTGGATTAAGTGAAGCTAATTTACGAGATAAATTCAGCAAAGCAAATAAAATCAAATAACCCCTTCAAGAGATCTATATAGATTCGTTTTGGATCTATATAGATTTTGCCACCCTAAAAAATCCTTTCTAATACCTCCCGTTCGAACAACTCAACGGAATAGAACGCTATTCCACATGGTTAAACTAACGAAAGGTATTTTTTATGAGCCAATCTCAAACCCAATCTAAAAAACTCATCACCGGTGCCGATGTTTGCCGACGCGTAAGCTTTGGCCGCACCAAACTCAATGAGCTTGTAAAAGCTAAACAATTCCCACAACCGATCCGCTTTTCACAAAACTTTGTCCGTTGGGATTTAGAAGAAGTAAATGCGTGGATTGAAGAACAAAAAGCAGCACGCGCTTAAGGTGGTGGAAGATGAACGAAGCAAGAAAACCAACACAATTCTTAAAAGTGTTACACCGCTTAATTCTTTCTAGTATTAGCGGCATTGATGGTTACTCAATGGGCATGACGTCAGCGCGTAACTATATCAGTGAACTTGAACGCAATCATTTAACCGGCAAAGTGAAACGTACAACGGAAAAGACTGCAGATGGAATGGGACAATATTACCGCTATGAAATCGCAGATGCCGAACAGTTAAAACAGGTGATTGCCATTTATAAGGCTAAGGGAGGTGAGCTTACTGCGCATGAAGAACAGCAAGCCTACTTTCGATTCCGTTAAAAGAAAAACGCCGCAAGGCTCAACCCAAGCGGCGCATTTCCCTACCTTAAGAATCACTCAGAAGGTAGATAACCTAAATTACATGAGAGCGGAAACAGCGGAACACACTTTGAACGCTAATGAATGATTTTAGCGACCATGAGCCAAACACAAAGCACACGCCACGTTTCCCGATCTAAATCCATAAAAGGAATGAATATGAATTTAAATCACGTTAATTATAAACAATATGAAAATAATTACAACAGCTTTCACTTTACAAAGTGCGGTCAAATTTGCGAGTATATCCACACCTTAGCAAAATCTAAGGTCAGCCGTGAGAAGCTGAATATTAAGTTATTGGCGAACGATAGCACGCCTTTTAACCGTGCTTTTTTTGTTCGTGACATTCGCACACCTAAAGAATTTGCGGATTTTGTTTTATCTAATCTAAAAATTCATTCAATGGTAGAGCGTAATAGGCCGTCTTTGACGGGCTGTTTTCCAATAACGACAGTTTCTCACCCTGTTACGTTCTACCGCCCGACCGTGAGAAGTCTAGCGGTAGATTCTAAAAATCAGTTATTGGAATCTACGCAAATGTATCAATTCATTTTTGCGGCTATTCGCCGTACCGATCTAACCAATCACATTCAAAAAATCCGTATCACT